CTGGATTCCCGTGGCTGCGCCTCCGTCCCTCACGGACGACTACGGCGAGGGCCTGGTATATGACTACGTCGGGGCATTCGAGTCCCTGGAAGCGCTGCGCAGGGCCATCCGAAAGGGTGCTGCTGCGATGGCGAAGATCATCATGTTCCTCAAGCCGACCTCGGCCATCCGAGAGAAGCAGCTTGTCGAAGCCGAGTCCGGTGCCGTCCTCCGCGGCGACGCGGCTGACGTATCGACGCTCCAGCTTGAGAAAGCCTACGACCTGAACTTTGTTCGCACCGAAGCCGACCAGCTCAAGCAATCGCTGGAGCTGATCTTTGGCGTGCGTTCCGCAGTGCAGCGCCCCGGCGAGCGTGTGACCGCATACGAGATCCGTGTGATGTCGCAGGAACTCGATGACTCCCTCGGTGGCTTCTATTCGATGTCTGCTGAACAACTACTGCTGCCGCTCATTCGCCGCCGTCTGGACAAGCTCCAGCGCGCCGGTCGTCTGCCGCAGCTCCCCACGGAACTCCTCAAGCCCCGCGTGACGGTCGGCATCGCGGCCCTTGGCCGTGGTCATGACCTGAACAAGCTGATGGAGTTCGGCGAAGCCGCCAAGGCTCTCGTCGGTGACCAAGAGGTCGCCCGCCGCCTCAACTCTGGCGAAGCCATCGCCCGCCTCGCATCCGCCTCCGACATTTCCACGAAGGGCCTGATCCGCTCCGACGACGAACTCGCCGCCGAGCAGCAGGACGGTGCAATGCAGGAAGCAATGGTGCGTGCCGCACCCAACATCGCGTCCGCGATGACCCAACCACCCACTCAGTGAGAAGCACATGAGCGAACAGACCGACACCAAGGACCAGAAGCCCGCCAAGCAGCCCAAGGCTGAACCGGCCTTCGAGAAGAAGGGCAACATCGAGATCACCCGTAAGGCCAACGGCCTGGTGATCCGCAACGCCGTCGCCGCCGAGGCCGAGTAATGAGCCAGCCGGGCAAGTCCGAAACCATCGTGCAGATCGAAGGCCAGCCCGCAGCCAACCAGCAGCCGCCCGCACAGGGCGGCACCGCTGACGGCGACGGTCGCCTCTTCGGCGGCAAGTTCGCCACCGTGGAAGAGCTGGAAGCCGCCTTCGCGGCCACCCAACAGCCGGCCGACGACAAGGGCGGCAACGGTGATACCTCGACTCTGACTGTCGAGGACACCACCGAAGACGACGCTCGTGATGCGTTGTCCAAAGCAGGTCTCAACCTGGACTCGTTCGCTGAGGAGTTCAACTCCGCAGGCGCACTGTCCGCCGAGTCCTACGAGAAGCTGGCGCAAGCCGGTTACCCGAAGGAGCTGGTGGACGTCTACGTCGAGGGCCTGGGCGCTCGCCGCGCGAACTATGAGAACTCCGTGTTCTCCGCCGCTGGTGGTGCCGATCAGTACAAGGGTCTGGTCCAGTGGGCCAGGACCAACCTCAACGCCGAGCAGAAGCGCGCCTTCAACGAGGCGGTTACCTCCGGCGACTCCGGCCGCGCTGCACTGGCCGTCCAAGGCATCGTTGCTCTCCGTGGCGGTAATGGCCGCCTGATCGCGGGCAAGACCGCACCGAACGCCGACAGCGGCGTCAAGCCGTTCCTGTCGCAAGCCCAGGTCACCGACGCGATGCGCGATCCGCGCTACCGCCGCGACCCGGCGTACCGCAAGGAGGTCTCTGACCGCCTGCGTGTCAGCGCCCTGTTCCGCTAATAACCCTCTCCATTCAAACCAAGGAATTACATGAGCAACGCGAATCCGTCCCGCATCGGTCAGGTCCAGGCAACGGGCGATGATTGGGCACTGTTCAAGCAGAACTACACCGCCGAAGTCATCACCAGCTACGTCGAGAACTACAAGCTCGAAGGCCGCGTGACCAACCGCAACATCGACAGCGGCAAGTCGGCGTCGTTCCCGAACATGGGCACCATCGGCTCCGAGTACCACGTTCCGGGCACCGAGATCAACGGCATGATCGTCGAACACAACGAGACGATCCTGACGCTCGACCCGATGCTGATCTCGCACGCCTTCATCGCCAACATCGACGAAGCGATGAACCACTACGACGTGCGTTCCGAGTACACCCGCCAGCAGGGCCTGGAACTGGCGCAGAAGCGAATGCTGAACGAGCTGCGCTGCGCCATCCGTGCCGCACGCATCACCGAAGGCAAGGTCGAAGGCCAGCCGGGCGGTGCCGTGATCTCGGCCGCGACTCTGGCCTCCGACCCGAGCGTGCTGGCCGACGCCTTCCGTCAGGCACGCATGATCTTCGACGAGAAGCTTCTGCCGGACAACACCAACGAGTTCACCGGCGCTCTGTCCCCGGCTCAGTGGTATCTGCTGACCGAGAACAAGGACCTGATCGACCGCGACATCAACCCGGAATCGAACGGCTCCTATGGCCAGGCGACCATCGCCTCCATCGCCCGCATCCCGCTGGTGAAGATCAACTCGATGCCGAAGGCCAACGAGGCCGCTGCGCCGAAGGTGCTGGCGAAGTACCGCGGTGACTACAGCAACACCGTGGGCGTGATCTTCCATCGCTCGGCGGTGGGCACGCTCAAGCTGCTGGACCTGGCCCTGGAAGACGTTTACCAGGGCGAGAAGCAGGGCACCCTGATGCTGGCGAAGTACGCGCTGGGTCACGGTGAACTCGACCCGCGCGGTGCCATCGAGCTGTCGAAGGCCTAATCCGCAACACGCCCGCCACGCCTCTGCACGCAAGCGCAAATCGGCGGGCCTTCTCTCTCCACCTACGGGGGACATCCATTCACGGGTGTCCCCCGTTTTTTTGCCCGGAACCCACCCACATGGCAATGGAACTTACCCCGACGACCACCCTAGAGGCCGTCAACGAAATGCTCGGCGCAATCGGCGAAACCCCGATCAGCGACCTGGAAGCACTCGGCAACGTAGACGCTTCCATCGCCTTCGACACCCTCCGCGCTGTCAGCCGTGAGGTGCAGACGAAGGGCTGGTGGTTCAACGAGCAGGACACTTACACGTTCACCCTGGACGCCGAGGGCCGCGTATTGCCGCCCGCGTCGATCCTCAAGATGACCCCGGTTCGCGGCGGCACCCCTCTGGTTGTCCGAGGAACCCGCGTCATCAACCCCCGCACTGGCGAGGACAAATTCTCCGCGGCACCGACCGCCACCAACATCGTGTGGCATCTGGACTTCGAGGACCTTCCCGAGTCCGCCCGCCGCTACATCGCAATCCGCGCAGCCCGCATCTTCCAGACCAAGCAGCTTGGCAGTGACCAGCTCTACGTCTTCAACGAGGACCACGAGCGGGAGGCATTCGAGATTTTCGGGCTTGAACACGCCGACTTCGTCTACGCGCGCGGCCACAACTTCCTGTCCGGTTCCTCGGACGTTTCTGACATTTGGGACGTCTGATGCCTCTGGTCTCCGGAACCTATCCAACTTTCCTCGGCGGCACCTCGCAACAGGACGACACGGTCCGGTCGCCATCACAGCTCTCCGAGGCGGTTAACGCCTGGATGCACGCGGCAATGGGCGCGGGCAAGCGCCCGCCCGCAGAGTTCGTAGGCAACCTGCGCGCCGACCTCAACCCCGATTCTCACTTCCACTCCATCGTCCGAGACGACACCGAGCGCTACATCGTAGTCGTCGGTCATCGCTCGGTACGAGTGTTCGACCACGAGACGGCCTACGAGTACACCGTGAACGTCACAGGGGCCGCGCTGGACTACCTGGACACCCAGGGCCAGCGCCCGTGGTCTGTGTTCTCGACCTGTACCTACGCCGACACCACCTTCATCGTGAACCGCCTGGTTTCGGTGAAGCTGTCGGACGAGCTGTCGCCCGGAACCTTGGTCGGCTCCGTGCAGACGATGTCTGACCTGCCGAGCGGCAAAGACGCAGCGACGGTGCCGACAGGTGCCATCTACAACGTCATCGGCTCCGACCTCTCAGAGTTCGACGACTACTACGTCCAGAAGCAGTCGGAGAAGGTCTACCTCGAAGTAGCCAAGCCCGGCATCAAGCACCGCTTTGACTCGAAGACGATGCCGCTGATCCTCAAGCGCATCCCTGACCCCATCCACGCGGACGGCTTCTGGTTCTCCCTCGGTGCCCCCGAGTGGACCGCGCGTCTCTCCGGCGATCAGGACTCGAACCCGCCGCCCTCCCTGGACGGCCAGCGCATCCGCGACGTGTTCCTCCACCGGGAGCGCCTGGGCTTCCTCTCCACGGAGAACGTGCTGCTGTCCGAGGTCACCGACCCGTACAACTTGTGGCGTACCTCGGTCACCCAGGTCCTCGACAGCGATCCCATCGACACCGCGGTCGTGACCAACGGAGTGACGACGCTCTACCACGCGGTTCCCTTCAAGTCGTCGCTGTTCCTCGCGGCGGCAGGCGGCCAGCACATGCTCACCGCCGAGCCGTACATGGCATCCAAGTACGTCAAGTCCGACCCGGTCAAT